GATCTCAGTGCTAGATCCACCGATCTTAGCAAAAGGTAAATCAGGGTTTTCATCTGAACGCCACACCTCATAAGAGCGAGGGCCAAGTAGCCATAGCTCGCCTTCTCTCACTTCCATAGCGAGAATATTATCAGCAGAGCTCTCGGCTGAAGCATAATTCAGCACGGGCCAATTCGTTGCATCAAATAACTCTGAGAAATAAAATCTGTTTTTAGTATTGATTGTGGTGTCTGGGTCTTCTGTGCCATTGTTGATCGCCACAATTCGCCCATTTAAAAACACCACTTTAGTTGGCTCAGTAAAAGGCAGGTTTACTGGAGTGGTAGATCCTATGCTTAAATCAGTAGCCCACATTGCTGCGCCATCGCAGAAGACTAAATTAAAGCCGTCATCTGTGAAGCTGACATCTGATTCATTATTGCCGATGCTAATCACTGTTGCCCAAGTTCCGTCTGCTGCAATCTCAAAGACTGTAGGCCCTACGCAAGTGTAAACTCGCCCTGTGCTAGTAGTATATAATCCTCTACAGCTTGAAGTTTCAGGCACACTGGTGATGGGGCTATCGCCTGTTGCCACTGCATCGCCTGATCCCTCTCCAGCGTTTTCTGTATTTGAAAATGTTTCGTAAGTGAATTGCGTGGTGCTTAACACCGCCTTCACTACTAAAAAATTCTCATTGTAATTAGTGGTGTTTTCAATATTAAATAGTGTGCCTTCTGAAAAGCCATGAGCCGCCGTTGTGGTGACTGTCACCGTATTGGGATCTCCCCCATTACCTTGAATCGCAAGGATAGAGATAGGAGGAAGTTCTTTTTTAGTAAAAGTCTCCGAACCAGGCGTTCCGATCACTTCCGCTGGGAATTTGCCCTCCCCTTCAGTGCTTTGGAAATATCCATTTAAAAGCCGCTTGCTCGAAGAGTTCGGGCTTCTATCCTGATAGGTTTGAGCTATCCAATTCTCTATCAGCACCTTTGGCATTAGCTCAATCCTCTAGTGCGAATATCCCAGCCTTGGTTGCCCACTATTGCGCCGTCATGGCTTAAAAGCCTAGGGCGATTATTTAAACGCTTCACTCTTGCGATGCGCTCTTTTGCCATCTTTTCTAATTGTGGAACCATCTCCATATTCCCATAAATAGAAGCAAGTACGGAAGCAAGCTCATATTGAAGGGCTGGGTAATATCCATTAGGTAGATTGATAGTGTCATTTAGGGTGTACTCTTGTATAACATCCTGCACTGTGATAAAAAAGGAATAAGCATCAATAGCAGGAAATATCTCAATCTCCCCAATAGGGAAAGTAGTGTGATAGGTATAATAGGCTGGGAAGCTCCCGCCAAAGTTATTAGCATTTCTCACATTGCTTTCTGCTAGTGTGTTAGGAGAGATATATTCAAGAGGCACATAGCGGTTATCAGCTAGAACCGCAACGCCTTTAATTCTATTGGGTCTCGGAGCGTCAATATCCACCGCACCTTCAGTAGCAGGGCCAATTAGTATCTTGCCTGCTGTGGTGTAGGGAGGTGTCCAAGTATATTCATTGTTGACATAAGGGAAGTATTCATCAATATTCCACTGCTCAACAATATTATTAAGTTCATCTAAAGCATGACTGACTTCGCCTGACTCAAGAGATTCAATCGAGTCAATAACGCCAGCTGTTTTAGCTGCTGAGGTAATTAAATCTCTAGCCGTCTTTGGCATTTAGTCCTCGCTTTTTTTCTTAGCAGCTTTCTTTTTTTTAGCTACTTTCTTCTCTACTTTAGGCTCCTCTTTCAAAAGAGTCTTAGCAAGATGTACTTGAGTAGCTTTAATCTTTGGCGCAGAGGCCATATTTTTCATTAACATATTGACTCCAAAATAAAAGATAGAGAGCTTCTAGCTAGAAGCTCTCTAATTTGTTAGGCTTAGTAACCTTTTAGTACAGATGCGCCGTACTCAGGGCGAATGACTTTTGTTCCATAAAGAACGTCAAAACGTACTGGGTAAGAGCGGTCTGCAATATTGAAGTCACGAACCATTGCGATTGAGATGCCTTCAAAGGTCTGGCGTGAAGCCATATCTGTGCCTTTGGGCAAAGTTAGGTCAGCAGTAGCGAAAGTCATAAAATCCTTGTGGAAAACAAGTGATTTAGACAAGCCAGGAGCTAAAGCATCAGCAACGATTGGAGTGTCCGAAATGTTTTGACGAGCATCCGCAGAGCTAGAAATAATTGGAGCAGCAATAGGAACAACCACATCGCCTGCACCAGGGATCACAACGTCAGCTTGAGCAGTCACATACACTTTTTGACCAGGAAACTGCTTCTTAGTTTCAGGCTGAACAGCCCAAGCGTCAGAAGTACCGTTATTGAGTTCAAAGACTTGACCTTTAACGATAATACCTGGAACAGTAGCAGTGATTACCATTGAAGCACCTGCATTAGATCCAACGTCAGGATTGCCTTCTGAGAAAGACACAATCGAGTATGTAGGCTCTGCAGAAAACTCAGTTACTGGAATATATGACGACTGATAGAAGTCTGCACCCGCTGTACGACCCATGATACCTTCACGGTACTGAGAAGAAATCGCTGAAGAATCTTGGAAAAGACCTTTAAGCGTATCAACTAGATCCACTTGCATCATAGTGTCAACAAGCACACAGCGGTTGTTGTCGCGAGGAGTGGTTAAGTTGTCAAGGTACGCTTGGCTAGTCAAAATTGACTTCCAAAGATCAGCAGCAGAAGCAGCTGTTACGAGGGATTGACCTTGTGCAGTTCTAAGAACATCTTGCTCAATGTCAGCAGCAATGCGAGACATAGCAGGCTCAATGATGCGTGAAGAAAAATCGTCAAGGTCTAGGGTAAGGTCTAGCTCGCCAAATTCTAAGTCAACACCAACGATGTCTTGTACTGTTAGAGGTACAGTTTGCTCAACATAGTCTTGAACTGGAGAGTCCATGTTAATACCGCGGCGGATATGAAATTGAGCTGGTTTACGGATACGCAAAGTATCGCCAATTTTAGCACCTGACTTTGCAAATGAGCTATCATATTGTTTGTTGATAGCACCAACGAATGTAAGTTTCTCATGTAGGACTCGAAGTGCCTCACGAGTAATTACATCTGGAGTAAGAATGGTATTTGCCATTTTTGATTCCTTTTGTTAATTGTGGGGCATTACTTTGCCCCGATTTAGCGTCCAACTTGTTTGTTACGATGCTTCATCCAGTCTGCTATTGACATGGAATCTGGATTCGCAACACCGCCCGCATGGCCATGAGATTGAGGAGTAGGGCTCGCTTGCGTCACAGGCTTTGGAGCTGAAATGGGATTATTCCTCATTTGAAACTCTAAGCCGATCAAATAGCGATCTCTAGCTCTCGCATCCATGTAGTTGAGCGAATTAGCTTCCGTAGGATTCTGAGCTAAATGATAGGCCATATCTGGACCCACCTCAGATTCCGTGATAGCTGTCATCGCATCTTCAGGCAGACTAACTTGAGCACTGCCTACCACTTGAGCGAAATCTGGAAGGCGCTCCTGTACTGTCTGAACTCGCTCGGACCATACTTGCGCATTGATCTGTGCTTGCTCGTTATATAGTGCTTCTTGTCTTCGATTCAACTCAGCTTCGCCAAGCTTTGATTCAATTCCCTGATTCACCATATAATTCAGGTATTCGCTTTCCGTAGCAAAGTCTTCTTTTGATTTAGGTTGTAAGCCATTCAGCTTATCCTGCATCTCACGTTTCTCTGCTTCCAGTGCCTCAATTTTCGCACGCTGTTCATACTTCTGTTGAGTAAGTTTAGCGATGCGCTTGGTGACACCTTTAGGTAACTCGTCTTTAGCCTCTGATCCTTGCTCCGATTTTGGTTCTTCTGAACCAGGTGCAGGATTTTCGCTTAAGTTTCCCTCAGCCACCTCCTCGGTTGCTGGAGTTTCGGGATTTGGGGTTGTTTCAGCTGCCGTTTCGGGTGCTTCTACTAAATCGAGGGATTGTTCTTCTGACATTCCGAGCCTCTTCTCGTATTAACCGTGACTGAAAGCCTCACGTTAGCTACGCGCTCAAAGGTGCGCGTTACCTATAAAGTATCTTATTTATTCACAATTTGTCAACAATTTATTCACTTAGTGTGTTTTCTATGTCGGATTGTGCTTGATTGGCCTCAGCTTCAGGCACAGATAATGGCCCGCTTACTGGCGGTACATAGTCTGTGGACTCAAAATTACCGAGTGCAGCTTCATTGGCTCTATCGTTCTCTTGCTTAAAGACTTCGCCTGCAAAAGAACGCATATCCGCTTCAGCGTCCGCTTCAATCTTAAGCGCAGTGCGTTCGTCCTCGCCATGCTGTTTAAGCTTTTCACGAGCCATTGAGCCTTCCTCTTTAATAAGAGTTTTAGCGATGTCTGCCTGACGATCTTTGTCTTTAGAGATAATCTGAGCTTGAAGTTGTCTGATAATGCCTTCGAGCTTCTCAGCTGTGTCGGTTTGCTGTGCAATCTGAGCTTGAGCTTGCTGTAATTGCATCTCAAGCTCTTCTTTCGTAGGCCCACCGCCTTCTTCAAGGAGAGCTGCAATATCAGGAGATTTACGCAATCGCTCTGCAATCTCAGCAGCTCCTGGAGCATCCATATTTTCAACAAGTAAGTCAGCCATCATGCCCATCTTTTCAGGCATCACTTGCCCAAGCTGAAGGATCGCATTGATGGACTCTCTGCGTCTAGACTCATAAGCAGGGCCAGCAGTGGTTTCCACTTCAGCGTGCTTCAAGAACTTAGGCGTGAGGATCTCAGATAGAGTAGTTTCCACCATCACCTTCTGCCCTCGCTCGTCACGAACGCCCACCATTCTAGGCGTATCGCCTACCCAGGCTAGAAGATACAAGATCACACGACCTACTTGAGCAATGGATTGCTCGTAGTTCTGTAAATAATGTGCGGTAGGAAGTTCTCCTTGGTTAGCTCGCAATAGCGCAGCCTTGCCAGTTTCGTTGGCAGCTTGAACTTGTCCTAGCATATTATCGAAGATACCGATCTCTCGGCCCATGTCTTCTTGTGATTTTTGGCGAGATTGGATTAAAGCTCCAGTTTGAGCTTGATTATCCACGCGAGTAGGGGGAGGCACTGCTTGACCGCCTATAGTATCGGGCTTATAAGGCAAAGCCGATACTGCTTCGGTGTTGGCAGATGCCCAAATATCTTCATATCCTTCAATCTGTCCTTCAGCTACAATCCAAGGAGCTTTAGGTGCTAAACTTGCAAGCTCTAGTTCGTTTGATCCATAGAAATTCACCATGCGCTGAGAATCCATTAGCCAATGCACGATGCCTGAATGATGCACTTTGCCCTCACGCTCTAGGTACAAATAGTCCCCGAACACAGGTACAAGTGGAATATATGGAATTGGAATTAATGTTTCTTGGACCTTTTTGTTGCCAACATAACGAATGGCACGCACTTGCTTATTCTCAATTAGACGCTGCTGCACTACCACTTTGTCGGGGTTTGCATCATTGTCTGAGCTTGAGCCATCTTCGTACCAATAGCGTTGAAGCTTTTCGCACTCAATCTCATAGTAAGTGAAATCTGGCACTGAGTTTTCAGGCACTTGCCAATACTCATAAATATCTACGCCACCGATCCCAGAGCCAGTGGCCTCACTGCCATACTCTCTCTCAGCTTCATCTGATGGAATAAACTCCATGTGAGCTGCGAACTTAGCATCCGAGCCATCAATTCTCTTGGCGTATGGGTCCATCCATACGCTCATTGGATTTCTGACAATATCCACAGTGACTTTTTGCTCTAGGCTTTCATCATCAATGTAGTCAGTGCCAAGCTTGATCCAGCCCAGGCCACAGGTGACGGCATTTTCGTAGGCAGTCTCATAGGCTTCTTTTGCTCTTGATTCCACTTCTACTTGGCGAACAATTCCTGATACAAGATCAGTGAGCTCTTTATTGTCAGTTCCGATTCGAACACCGACTGGATTCATACGCACCGGGTTTACAATTCTATTCACATAACTCTTAGTAAGATTTAGCACCACAGTGGGGCGGCCTGTTTTCTCACGCTGAGATTTGACTACATCTTGCCATTGATCGCCCGAAGCAAACTCTAACTGGTCGCGCATATAGTCATAAGTCTGGTTATGAAATTCATTCATAACTTGCATATTCTTCTGAATTTTTTGTCTTTGCTCAATTTCGAGCTGTGTTTTGGATTTTCTGCCCATAGTTAGCCTGCAAATACTTTCCCTAGACTTTTAAATTTAGTAATTCGTTTAAAGGTGCGTGCAATATCTTTTCTTGAGGCGTGAGTGCCGAAAGTCATAGATAACGCATCACCAAAGTCGGGTGATGGTTTATTTTTACGTCTTAGTTGGTCTTTTGACTCCA